AGCTTTTTACTGTACCGGCATTCTCAAGAACAACAGGTTGTCCTTTTTTAAGATCTGTACCGGCTACTACCTCAAATTCTTGGAAAAGTTTGTGGCTTTCAGTTTTGAGGAAAATTGTCTGTGAATCTGTTCCAAATAGATATGGCATGACTTAAAATTTTTAAAGTTATTTTATTGTTTTATGCTTATAAGATATACAGGTCTAGCAGAAATTATTCAGCCGCTTTTTCAGGAGTTTTCATAAACTCAGGAAGGGTAACTTTATGAACTCCAGTAAATTCGTGGATAACTTGCTGGTTAGTTTTATCAACTTTCTCATCCTCTTTTAAAGCTGGATCAGCAGAAGCACGAGTTACATTATGAGAACCACAATCAATACAGGTGAAATTAAATTCACCTTCAGTGGCTTCGTCATATTGCTTATAAAGAGATTGGAGAGTTTTGTAATCTGCCCCTTCAATAATGGCAAGGATAGAAGCATCTTCTTTTCCTTCTCCAACAACTAAACTATAAAGTCTTTTGGTTTCAACCTTGAGTTCATTAATCACAATTTGCCCTGTAGCAGCCAAAGATACCTGAGCTGCAAGGTCTTCCGGAACTGTAGTCTTAAAAGCCCTCAAAGCAGTAATCTCAGCTTCAATGGCCTCAACTCCAGTAAGATCAAGTACAACTACTGGATCTGGGTCTGCTTTTGCTGCAGTTCTTAACCCAATTAATTCCGTATTAAGTTCAACAAGTTTTGCCTGATAATTTTCCTCTGTTAAGGAATTAGCTTCAAGAGCAAAGGTAGTTTCAAGAAATCTAAGATATTCATCCATGTTTTCAGAATTTTGATCATTTATATTATTAATATTATTAGGTATTGTAATGTTTCCAGTAGTCGGAATAATGTCATCCTTAAATGACTCGCAATTTTTCCAATCATAAATAAAAGCAGCATGAGATATTTCTTTAACCCTATTAGCAGTATCATCAGTCCAATAGCGGTCTGAAGCATATTTTGGATTAACTATTTTCCCATCAATAATTTTTTGAGCAAAAGGATCAGCCCCATGAGAAACCAACGAAAGTTCATGATAAGCTGCAATATCTGTTACAATACGTTCTACTAACTTACCATCTTTTCCATAAGTACCGAGTTTATTAAAAAACTCATTATCATCCATCTTAGGATGAGATTTTTTCCAAGTAAAATTAACAGTAACAGAATCAGAATGAATTGATGGTGGGTCCATCATTATCCCCCGAGCTAATCTTGGGTTAGCTTTTCCATCAATCTTTAAAATACCATTAACTCCAGCAGGTACCTTTACACCATCAATAGTATAAGCATTCTGCCATTCAACAGATTTAATACTACCAACAGCATTACCAACTGCCATCTCATGATCAACATTAACAGTCTGGCCAATGAGTTTATACATTGTTTTTTTAAGAACAGCTTCAGGAAAATTAATAGGATTAAATTTTTTATGAACTGTGACTGCTGAAAGTATCCTAAAAATAGGTTCAATAAATTGATCGGGGGTTGGATTAAGATCTTCTTCTGTTACATCGGGGTAATAAGTAGTATAATTAGGAGAAGAACTATCAAATAATCCTAAACTAGTAAAATCAGGATGATCATCCTCAAGTTTTTTATGAACTTGATCCATAGTTAATTTCTCAGGCTTATGCCCCAATATAAGGGCATGCCCACCAATTAAAACCGCTGTATCTTGAAAAACTTCATCCATATTTATCAATTAGATAGTATTGTTATTGACTATTGTACCAATCAAGGAAATCATTAATAAGAGTTTCAGGAAAACTATCAAGAAAACCTTGAGTAGCTTTTTGGTCTCCCTTCTTGGGTTGTGGCTTAGCTTTATCTCTTATTTTCTTATCAGACTTATCATTTTGATCTTGCCTTTCTTCTTTTTGAGCTCCAGCTCCACTAATAGGTCCTCTAGGTTCTACCTGATCGGGTTTATCATACCCCAATTCATCAGCTACTTGTTGTTGACCAACAACCCCCATTTGGTATTTATTATAAGTATTTCGTATTTTATATTCTTGGGCTTGTTGCATCTTAAGCTCATCGGTAATAGTAGAGGGATTAAATTCAACCCTTAAATCTTTAAAATTAAATCCTGCTAATCTTAATTCAAGAGAATACCCATGCTTAAGATTAGCTGATACTATTTTTTGAACATCCTGAAGCTGAGAGAGCATCTTGGTAAATATAATATTAATACCAGTTTCAGAACCACTATCACCTACCCCCAAAAACTCAGAAGCAATCTTTAATCCATTTGCAACCTGTTGTTCATTCTGGTTATACAATTCAGAAACTCCACTAAGATTCTTTGTTGTAGAATTAAAATCAAAATCATGATCTTCATCAAATCCAACTACAACCCCCTCTTGTATTCCAGAAAGAATATTAGTTTTAGCCTCTATTAATAATTGGTTTAATCTTGATGTATAAGCTGTGTCTGACTCACCTGCATTCTGAGAAGGTTTAGTCATGAGTAATTGAGTAAATCCTAACAACCCAATTTGTTTCATAATAAACCGGATATTCTGATCCATATCTCCCTGAGTAGTAAGAGAATTGAGGGCTGTTAAAAACGGGGGTATACCATAAGGAACATCTGTATCCCCATTTAATCCATAATATTTAACAGTATTAATATTAAGCTTAATATACTTATTCCCCATAGCAGTACCAGTATTGGCATCTTGTTTCTGATAGGGGAAAAATCTTAATTTCTTTTTATTCCATTGAAAAACTATGGTTTCCGGATTAACCATGGCTAAATGACCAATTCCTTTCTTATCATTCTGTACTACCCACTCATTACACAATGCCCCAGCAATCCATATCTGTGAGATCATCTTATTAATAAGTCCATGCATTTCTGCTACTCCATCTCCCCACTCTTTTTGTTTCCTATCGATATGTCTACGCATTGCATCTTGTTGATCGCTAGTTACTCCAGGATCAAATTTAATCTTATGTCCTGTATTAGTTAACTGTACCATATCATGTACAGCTAAACCAACATCGGGATTAATCCAAGACAATTTTCTTATAACAGGAATAAACTCGGCAATCCACCCGGAATTAATAAAAGTTATCTTAGACTTAATATCAGTATAAACTTGTGAAATATCAAAAGTAGGTCTACTTGACCTACCAGGTGGAATAGTAGTCACTTTTGGAAGTTCTACTTCAGGAACCAATTTACTTCTACCCCATGAAAACGGATTATACCATTTCATATTATATTGTTTTATTGTGGAGCCACTACTGTTGTAGTTATTTTTCCTTTTCTAATGTAGTTAGTTATACTTGTTGCTAGTATTGAATCATCAGTATAAGTATTTTCATCCTCTAAAAGATCTTCATCTTCTGTACCTCGAGAATGTTTACCCATAGCAACTGGGTGGTTTCTTTCATCATAAATAAATGTATAAGCCTCTTGAAGAAAAAACTTATCGACTATAGTTACATTATCATTCCGAATATCATCTTCAAGCTCATCAATTATAATAGGCCTAGTCTTTCTATCTGTATACCATCCTGGTAATTTACTCTTCTTAGGTTTTGCTTCTCCCTTTTCTTTTAAAAACTTAGTTGTATAAAATAGATTAGGATAACCATTTTCTTGAATCTTAGTAGTAACTGCCAAACCAATATCATTACTTTCAGGAGCTAATACTGCATTATTGTATACCCTACCTTCCTTCATCAATAAATTCGCAAATTGACTAACTCCGATCTTACCTTTAAAATAAGCAACTTCCTCGCCCCCTCTTGTCATAATAGGAAAAGCAGAATAATCTCTACTTCTACCTGTTGCAACATCAGCCCCAATATAATACCTCTCTCCGGGTATGGGGTCTTTTAATATAATATAATTTCCATTTAGTCTCTCATGCAGGATATCTAATTCAGACAAAGTGTCTTCAATAGCTTTAATATCTGTGAGATCGAATACAGAATTTCCCGATGTAAGGAAGTCCCCATCAATTTCTTGGGCAGTTCGTCTGGGACCAAGTACAGCCGACATGACCCTATACCATTCATCGTCTCTTTCGGGATGCATTCTCCAGAATAACCGTATCGGAAAGAATTCATTGCCTCCAGCCACGGCATCGACCCATTGTTTGTGATAAAAGTTACCAACTCCATAAGGTGTAGAATTTAAAATTGCTGAACCTCCAGTGCTGAGAGTAGGGAATGCAGCAGCCCAGATTTGCGTAGCCCATCTGACAATCGCAGCTTCATCAATGACCAGCAAGGAAACCGCCTCTGATCTACCTGCATCTTCTGTTGTGGGAATACTGGTAATTGTGGAGCCATTACTAAATTCAATTTCTGTACTTGTTCCAATCTCTCCTGGTCGTCCATTTACTACTTTTATTTTTAAATACCAAGGAAGGTTGCGATACATGTACTTAATTCTTCTAAGTACCTTTTTTGCAACCCTATCTTTAATTGAAATAATTTGGATGTTCTTATTAAAATGAAACATTGCCAACCATAGGCAAAACATTGAAATAAGTTCTGTGAGTCCGGCTTGTCTAAATTTTAAAACAACATTAAAACGGTTTTTAAGGAAATAATATAAAACCATTTTTTGATAATCGTAAAGATCAAAATTAACCCTCCCTTTAACTGGGTGTATTAC